GCCGACGTCGATCGACCAGACCATGACGGTCGGCAGCACGTTGCCCGACACGCCCGCGCCAGCGGCCTGCGCGCCCGACAAGAGTCCGGCGACCCAGTCGGCATATTCGGGCAGCATCTCGCGCTTGGCCGCGATCTTGTGCGCGATCGACTTGAGTTCCTTCAGCCGGCGCAGGTCGTGGGTGAGGCGCGCGCCGATCTGCGCAGCGGCGGTCGCGGCTGCGCGGTCAGACGATTGGGGAGCCACCGCCGGCGAACCGTCGGTGGCGTTGTCGCCGTCATGCGCAGCAATCGCGGATTGTGCGGCCAGGACGCGTGCCTGAATGCGGAGAGCGAGGCTCATTGCGATCTTTCGATGACGACGATGGGGGAGCGTGCGGGGCGGAGCCGGTTAGGGCTTCTTGGCCAGCACGATGTTTTCGACGAACGCGACCTGGTCGTAATCCTCGACCACGTAGCTTTCGTTCAGCGACTGATAGTCGGCGATCTGCTCGTATTCCGGCTCATCGACGATCTGCCGGCGACGGGTGCCCGCCTGCGCATAGCGCGAAAGGTTATCGAGCCGTGTGATGAGCAGGGCGTTCGGCGGGAAGAACGGGACCATCACCGCCGTCTTGCCGCCAATTTGCTTGGGCAGCGTCAGGATGCGGTTGCGCGCTTCCACCTCGGTCGGGGTGTTGCCGGCCGAGTTGATGAAGTTGGCGAAGTGCGCGTGCACCAGGTTGCGACCGCAGATCACGACGAGGTCGGTATCGTCGCGATGCCATTCGGCGAGCAGCTCGGTGGCATCGTAGACCAGCGCGTCGAGGTTGACGTAATCCACGTCCTGCCCCGGCGTGCCGGCGGCGACATACACCTTGCCGCCGGCGGTGACGACGCCCGCGCCGTTCCGCGTTTCCGGCGTGATATCGCCGCCCGCCATGTGCTTGGTCGGCGCGAACGTGCGGATCTTGTAGAGCCACCCGTAATTGACGTCCTGCAACAGCGGGTATGCGACGGCGTCGGTGTTGGCGGCGCAGGCGACGCCGTTCCACCCGATCATGATGATGTCGCGGCCCTGCTGCTTGATGATGACGTCGCGCACCAGCGTCTGGAATTCCGGCCGGTGACGCCACTGGTCGAGCCGGGCGTACTTGATGGCGACGTCGCTGTGCGTGATCTCGCAGCGATACTTGCCCTTGTCGCCGGTATCGGTCGGATCGGTCGGGGTGCGGCGCTTGCCGGTCTTGCTGTCGGTCTGGGTACGGCTCGCGATCGGGCGGGTAACGCCCACGCCGACCTTGGCACCTTCCTGTGCGTCGACCGTGATGAAATTGATGCGCTGCAGGAATTCGCTCGACTGCTGGACGTTCTCTTCCAGCTTCTGTTCGACCACGGGCGCGACCGAGAAGGAGACGGTGGCATCGGCAACGCCGTTGAGCGACGCGACCTGGGCCGTCAGCGCGTTGAAGAGGGGGCGGGTATCGTTGTGCATGGGGGGTTCCTGTGCGGCGTGTCGGGGGCGGGGCGTGTGACGATCAGCAGTCGGTCAGGATCGCAGTGCCGCCGCCGGTCGCGGGCTGGCGGCTGAAGGTGCCGGGCGCTTCGGTGGTTTCGACCTTCGTCTTCAGCGCCGACAGCTCGGTCTGGATCGTGCCGACCGTCGTGTTGAGCGGCGTGATCGCGGCGGCCAGCGCCTGCGTCATCGTCTCACCGAGCTGGGTCGCGAACGCCCCGAAGTTATCGTTTGCCGGTTCCTTGGCACCGGTGCCGTCGGCGGGCGGGGTCGGGGCAGCGGGCGTATCCGCCGGCTTGTCGTCGCCTTTGGCGAAGCTGGCGGCGAACTTGTCGAACATCGACTTCATCGACGCAAACATGCCGGTCGGGTCGTTGGCGTCGTCGAGCGTGATGTCGGCTTCCAACGCGGCCGAGAACAGGTTCGCCTTGTCCTGCTTGCGCGAATGGAACGGGTTCGCGTCGCCTTTGCCGGCGGCGAATTCCAGCATCTCGGTACCGAGCGACGCCGGATTGTCGGTGACCGCCAGGCCGACCAGGCCGGCCTTGCCCGACCCACCCATGTTCGGCGTGATCTCGCACGATGTGAACAGCTTTTGGCGCTGGCGATTGATGGCGAGGAGCTGGTCGTTGGGTTCCAGCGAGGCGAGCAGGGCGAGACGCTTTTCCTTCTTGCCCGCGACCTCGATCTCGATTTCTTCCGTCTTCAGCGCGTCGACCACGCCGTAGCTGTTGAATGGCGGCTCCGGGGAATAGCCGCGCAGATGCTCGCAGTTGATCGAGGCGGTGTAGGTCGCGCGGTTGTAGCCGGAGGCCATCTGCTCGATCCATGCGCGCTCGATCACGCGGCCGTCGGTAGTGCCGCCCTCGACGGCAATGCGGAAAAAGCGGGTCTTGGCCATTGGGTGCGGTCCTCGGGGGTCAGATGCCGGGCAGGGCGATGACCGCCACAGGGGCGGAAGGCGGGCCGCTTCTCAAGCGCGGC